TAAAAGACCTTTGACGATGTTACCATAGGGGGTGCTAGATACTTGTGCCTTACCTACAAAGTTTGAACCATCTCTCCTTAATGAAATAATTCTATGTGAAACTCTCTCCAGATTAATAGAAGGATTTGATGGATGTCCGAGTTCTCCATATGCTCTATTTTTTTCTATGAAATTTTTGGAATACTCTTCAACCTTTTCAGCAAGCATGTTTGAACCGTACATTCTACCGTTCTTGTTTTTTACATCTGCCTGCATAAAGACGCCTTCAATATAGTATCTTTTTTCACCATCTTTATCTTCAGTAATGAAATGAAGGTTTTCTTCTTCTATCAACTCTTTTATAAGTTTCATTTTAACTCTCTTCTACTTTTCCTAATTGACACATTGAAAAAGACAATACCTTACAGAAGGATGATAAGTTTTCATTCAACTTATCTCTCATGATTTTTCGATTATCCCTGTTAAGACTTTCATATACAGTCTTTATAATTTTAGATACGTTAGGGTCAACTACAAAAGAACTGTCGTCTTGTTCGAAATAGATTTTTTTATCTCGATTCTTTTCAACAGATTCAACGATTACAGAATATACATCTTTGATATTAGATTCAAGTTTTGGTGTAGGCCCATTATCATCAGACATAACATTCTTTTTTAGTTTCTTTTTCTTAGGTTTACCCTTTTGATCTTCTGTAGGTTTGTCATCGCCTTGTGTACCGTCAATAACTTCCATAGGGTGTTGGTCGATTATTTCTTGATCTCTCCCAGTTACAGCTTTCGCAACTTCTTCGATTTCATCTTGAGAGTTTTTTCTTAGATTGGAAAAAGTTTTTGTGTTCTTAACTTCAAATGCTTTCTCTTCTTCTACAGCTTTTAGGTCTTTTAAAGATTTCATTTATTCTTCTCCAGTCTCATCGGACTTATCTTTTAAAAAGTCTTTTGAGGTGTTCACCTTTTCTTTTTCTAGAAATTCGACTGCTTTACGGTCAAGAACTAATTTCACTAGTTCTCTTGCTTTAGACAAATTCCCTTTAGATATATTGTCAATTATTTCAAAATTTTTACTCATAATAACTCCATCACGTATTTATTTATAATATACATTTATTCATAGTTTTTATTAAAACATTCGAACGTAACCTAACACTAATATTTTTTGAACTCCTCCATAATAACTTATTAGTACCGAATCAGTGCTTGAGTTAACGCCTTCATTGGGTAGGAAATATCCGTCTTGAACATGGTTAGAATATCCAGAAAAATTACCCCCACCTGCTGTTGCACCAGCATCATAATTTATCATCCAAGCATGTTCCCACCAATCTATAGCCTCGTCGGATGAACCAGAAACGTCATTGTTTATATAAAATTGGGAATTGGAAGTATAACCTCCACTAGCCCCCATAACTCTACAGAATAGAACAGACCCAGCTGGAATTTCAGAACTTACAGCACTATAACTCAATCTTCTCCAGACACTATTCGTTACACCGTCTGATTTTTTAACAATTGGTAAATCAGCAAGAGTTGTAACCCCATCACGATTCTTAAAAACTACAGGTGTAGGAAATAATACTAAACTTCCTATCCCACCAGTAAGTGATGTCCAACCATTTGGATATCCAGTAACATTTCCTTCAAAATCGTCTGTAGTTGAGTTGTATCGTATACACCCTTTTGCATCATTTGTATCAAATGGTTCTGCTACCCTTTCCCCTATTTTAATAGCACCATATGATCTTGTGAAACCGTTTTGATATACTTGAAAAGCATCTCCTTGAATGGTTGCGTCTCCAGTATAAGTATTACTAGCATATTTTGTTCCAACCCTAAAAAATGCAGCATTATCATCATCATGCATCCATAAAGATAACCAAGTGGAACCTATTGCAGGATTGTCATAATACGGACCATTCCAACTATTTGTATCTTCATTCCAAATATGATCCCCATCATTAGTGGTAAGTTTTATATCATAAGTACCAACACCGACTCTATGTTTAATATCACTCCAAGAGTAATTATTGCCGTTGTTTGCTCCATAAGCCCAAGGATTTCCAAATATTATCACGTTTTTGTCAATGTTATTCTGCTTAGAAGAATCGAATGTATCCCAATATTCACTACGTATAGGAGATGCTTGAGAACCAGGCCATGGACTGTTAATGAAAATAGAACCTTTATCTATGTGAAGTTTTGTTCTGGTTGTAGTTGAAGATGGTGTTCCAGAGTCAACAGGTAAGGAGGTTCCAATCCCTAAAGTATCTCCAACCACTACATCTTCTGAAAAACTTGATTTGCCAGCAAATACACCCAATCCATTTGCCCATTGTGAAGTAATTGGTGGAACGAAAGTCCATGCGTCAACGAATGCATTAGAATAATCACGATATTGAAGTTTAAACATATCTTGATGACTCATCACTTTAAAATCATACAAATTATTTTGAGTTTTTCTTAAATACATTCCGAGCTCGTAAGTGTTCGTCTGTGCATCTGAAGAAATTTGTATTAATCCGTTACTAGAGTCACTACCCATATCTATGTGTAGTGCATCACCTACAAAAGTATTAGAAAAGTCTCCGATTCCGACCCTTGAATTTCGATATATTCCACCAGCTGTAGCTGCATCATCCCATTTACCTAATGAAGAAGCATCCAAATTTCCAGCATGCCAAATTTCATTAGTTCCACCCTGATATAATTTTCCATCTTGATTTATTTTAAATGCTTCTATTTGTGTTCCTGACGCTTGATTATCTGAAAATATGGAATATGAATTTGCATTATTAGCTCTACTTCCCATGTATTTTACACTAAAACCGTAATCACCAGAGTCATTAGCAATCGAATTCGCATTAACCCTCATTAGAGTTACATCAGAACCACTATTGCTACCAACTCTCATAAGAGTTCCGCCAGTGAAGTCGAAATATTGAGTTCCTGTAGTTGTTAAGGAACCAGTTATATCAACTCCAGTAGATGTTGTTTCCAATCTGTTGACAGCATTATAGTATAATCTTACACCAGCAGATTCTGTCATATGTATATGCCATTGGTTATCTTCGTCATTATAGATTCCAGCATGTTCACCATCAGTCATAAAAGACCATCGACCTTCGCCAGAACTATTTCTGATTTGCAATCCACCCCACTGACTTGTAGTAGAACTTATTTGTAACAAGTCAGCTCTATCTGTAGATTCAGATAAAACAACTTCACTTCCAATATCAATACTACCTTGTATGTCAGCATTTCCAGTTATATATGCATTCCCTGCAACGTGCAATTGTTCTTGTGGAGTTGTCGTTCCAACACCTACCCTATCAGCTACAAGATTTATCCGATCTAAGTTATATGGAAAATGTATATACCCTTGATTAGGAACACCTGTAGAAGTATTCACTCCACCAGTACCAATATATGAGTTACCATTACCGTTATATGTTAGGTAAAGTGCGGCAGTTCCTGTTCCTGCCCCATCATCGGCTGATTCCCCTAATACGATCATGGCACCTTCAGTAGTCCAATCATCTCCAGTAGTTGAAGTGCTAGGACTGTCTAGAATTAATTTTGGAAATGATTTACTTATTCTTATATCATTGTAAGAATAAGTTTCTCCCGTACCTCGAATTGCAAGTGCTGAAGATGTAGTTCCTGTTGATGAAGTTATACCAAAATAAAGTGCACCTTCAGAATTTTGATGTGAATTTGCATAATGTCTTATGTATGCCGTACCACTAGATCCAGTAACATAATTGTTATCGAAAAGTATTTCACTGTAATCTGCTAAACCTCCACCGCTAACAGTGTGCAAAGGTGCACCTATGATTAAATTTGTAGCGTCCTTATCTCCTTCAATATGAAGCTTTGCTGAAGGTGTAGTTCCAATACCGACTTTCCCGTCATTTGTTATTAGAAAACAATCGTTTGTTACACCACCATCATTAGAAATAACCAGAGGATAGTTTCCAACTCCTGTATTTGGAGTAGGTTCAACAATAATTTTTACACCATGTTGACTTGAATCCTGTGAACTTAAATTTTCGAAAACGCCTGCATAAGTTCCACCAGCAGAAGTTGAAGGAACTACTACGTGTAGAGGAGCTAATGGAGCTTGCGTTCCAATACCAACTTTTCCACTTGGTTCAATAGTCATTCTCGTATAACTTGCAAGTAATTTTACATTAGTTGTAGACGAAAGTCCATCAACAGCAGCAAATCTTATGTGCCCATCTTCTTGAACAGAGATAGCGGATGCACTTAATGATGAAGTATCTTGTAAACTGAAATTTCCAGAACTATGGTATGTCGCATTTGCAAAAAGTCCTATACCACCATTATGGGTGTATCCACTACTCCCAGCGATAGTTCCTGTATCACCTGTGGATATTATCCAGTTTTCAGTCCCTGCTTGATATGCGTTAGTAAAAACAATTCTATCAAAATCAGCTCTACCATTAACTGAGAGTTTATTTGTCGGTGATTGCCCAATACCAACATTCCCATCTTTATCAATTCTCATTCTTTCAGTATCTTCTGTATTGAGAACTAGGTATGTATCTGAAGTTGTTGGGCCTATTTTCATGGCCAATTGATCTTGTTGAATTTTTGAACTACCAGCATTTGCACTCATATCTTGAAGTTCTATAACTGGAAGATAACTACTAACTTTTACTCCACCAGAACCATCATTAGTTCCGTCCATAACATGTAAAACTCTTGAAGGGGCGGCAGTTCCAATACCAACACTTCCTTTTATATATGTTCTAGGGTTATCCCCACCTTCAGTTCTCAAAGATTCTATAACAGGCACTGAAATTAATCCAGAAGGTTGTGTTGAAGTTTCAGCAAACATACTTGATATTGCAGGACTTAACCCTCCAGATTCTAACTTACTAGATAAAATATCTAAAGCTGAATAGTCTTCTGGAAGATGAATCCAAACTTTACTATCTGTAACAGAAGTTTGAGTGTAGTAAAAATTGAACCTTTCTTCTGAAGCATCTCCACCTAAAGGATCGTCCATTATCAATAAAGGTTTGATGTTTATAGCATTTTCATTTGTACCATCAGCTCTAACATGGATGTATAATCTGTAATGTAGTTGAGAATCCATTGTCCCAATATCAGAATATCCGTAAACATCAAAATAATAATAGTTGGAAGTCCCAGAACCTCCGATATGAGGGATTGTGAATGAAACCCATTTCTGTTCTGGAGTGTCTTGCATAGCAGTTGAGAAAACAATAGCAGTATCAATTTCTAAATTTCCTTCATGATATACTTTATGATCATTAACTTTGAGTTCAACATTACTAGAAGAATTTCCGATATCAACATTTCCATCAGGGTCAATTATTAGTCGATTTACTGAATTGGTTGTACCGTTAGTAGATGATCTATTAGCGTTCCCTAATTTAAGATATCCCCCATCGGAAGAGATGTATTGAATCGGTCTTGAAGCATCTACAACGCCAGAGTCATCAAGCACTAAAACACCTTCGGTACTTCCACGAACGATAGCACGACCCCCTGTTACATCTAATCTATACCCATACGGATTCGAAGATGTCCCAATTCCGACATTTCCGTCAGAGTCGATTCTAAATTTTTCAGAACCATCAATTATAAATCTAACATTTGTATCAGCAATGGAGTTTGTATTATCGGCATCGAATCTTATACTTCCGTCAGACCCTACAATTTGCATGTAACCACCATCAATATCTTCTATTCGAATTACTGGTGTTACTGATCTTATGTGAATTTCTTCTTGAGGTGCAGAAGTTCCGACTCCGATTTTGGATGAAAAATTATGATCTTCAAATAGTCTTTTCCAACTGACTCCATCCCAAGACCAAGCTAATTCTTCATGAATGTGTATATCATCTATTTGTGGGTTATTTGGAAAGTCTATTGACGCCATTTCCCTCTCCTTATTTATATATTATTTTGACTATATGTATTTATAAATCTCTAATTGAAATAATACCGAGCTCTTCATTCGTTTCACTATTTTCAATTTCAGATTTTATTAAATCATATTTATTTTTTAACTCTTTTCTTTCTGATAGAATTTCTTTTTTTTCTTCTTCCGTTAAAAATTCTGAAGTGTGAACGTGGTCAGTGTCTTTCAATTTCTCTCTTAAGAGATTTTTTAATCTTTGAATTTTTCTATCTTTCGACAATTGAATGTCATTGACAAAAGGTAATCCTTCACTCATTCTATGATGATCATCTAATGAATCATAATCTATAACTTGTTCTTCAGACATTTTATTCTCCTTTACTTATTTATTCAGCTTCAGTTTCAACGGGATTAAAAATTGATATGTATTTTTTCTTAGTTCTCAAAGTGTCAACATTATGCGTGCCTGCACTAGAATCATAGTAGTTGACTATAGATGCCATTCTACCATCTTTAAACCTGTTCATTGAAATCATGTAGAAGGTTTTATCCCCTGAATGTCCATCAGATTCTGGATGCCCCCCTATTATTGGTTGTCGTAAAACTTTTCCTGATTGTTTTTGAATATCATAATAAGGAATTCCACGATTATTACCTACGTTATAATGATTGTTCCCAAATATTTTATTATCAGTTATATACATCGCAGTTGAAATTTGATGATCGCCGTGAGAAGCATCCCATATTGAAGCATCACCTAAATCATAATGAACCTTACTTGAAGTTCCAGTAGATATGTTGAAAACTGTAACCTTTGCTTGAGTTGAACTCATGGCATCTAAATATGGTATACAGTAAACCACTCCATCTTCATCAACAACAGGTGCAACACTTCCGCTTCCATATGAAGAATGGAGACTATTAATTTGTATAACATCACCAACGAAGGTATTGGTTGATGTGTCAAAAATAACCACACCTCTCTTTTTAGTACTGTGAATCAAATGAAGAGCTATATAATTCGAATTGATATTTTTTAGTGAATAAATTTGATATATCCAAGAACTTCCCCATGAAGCATTAGTCAATATAGTTGACGTATCAAAAACAGAAACTGTTGATCCACTTAATTTTAATATATCTCTTCTTGCACTAACATAATTTCGGTAATATGCAGTATAGTAGATATCACCATCTATCACAACACCTAACCTTCTACAAGCTCTTTCATGGGATCCATTAGTTCCATAACCAGTTACTGTCCAATTTGAAGGGTCTTCATCACTTGTATCAACTTTCATTATACTGTGTGTTCCTTGATCACTTTCATATGAATGTTGACTAATCAAGTAAAAATCATTATCAGTTAAAGAGAGTGCAGAACCGTCAATATTTGATAAAACTGTAGGTCTTGCAAGACCTGAAGTATTTATTTGTGTAACGGAACCGTTTGATATATCATAAACAAAAATATATTGATCGAGATTTAAATCGCTAGTGTTTATGTGACTAAGTATTGCATATTTTTCTCTATAAACTGTCACTGCGGAAGTCAATGCCCCATTTGTAGGGTGATCAGAAGGGCCATTGGGCCATACTGATGAATTAGTCAAATCCCACTTATAATCTTCGTAAGTGAACATATCAATTCTATTAATATAAAAAGAATTGTTTGAACCACTACCTCCACCAGTTCCGAGTACTAAGTAAAGGTCATTACCAGTAAAATATAACGAAATTACAGAGTCTGTTCCATATTCATCATCCCAATAAACCCTATAATGGGCGCTAGATGTCGGATTAACTGATATTAAATCTTCTATGATAACTTCAGTGTAACCATTAGCACTATAAATTCCCAATTTATATTTGTCATTGTGATTCTTTTTAAAATCTTTAAACTCAGGAACAACGTATGTAACACTAGTCCCACCAGACTTACCCCAATATACAGAGGTATTAGTTGAAGCAAAATTAGAATTAGATATACTTGGATCTGAAAATAAAGTTATTGGTGTAGGATTAACTTTTTTAGGGTAAGCAATAGTATTGTATTCAGTATCAATTGAAGTTGTTGATTGCGATGATCCAGACGATGGAGTATTAGTGAGGTTATTATAATCTAAATAATAAGAACCTTGTTGACCATCCAATAAATCAGCATCTAGACCTGAACCTGAACCATCAGAAGTGTTAGTCCAAACCTCTCTCCATCCAGGCGTATAAGTTGGCCCTTGATCATTATATATAAACACCTTTCCTGCTGATGCTCCTGTAGTTGGACAAATAAACAAACCTGTGATGTTACCTCTAGATGAATCATTAGAATTATCTGTCCAAGTTATAAAAGAAGTTCCTGCAGTTTCTTGAAATCTTCCAGCATCTGTTAAATCATCATTACCTGCATAACTCCAAATAGTTTTACCAACTGAAACATAAGAATCAAATGCTCCCATACCTTCCAGTTCAGCTATAAGGGTGGACGTTGTTATTGTTGACCCCGATCCATCATTTAAATAAATAGACCCTAATGAACGTAAGTGATCTTTTGATGCATACTTATCTACTAGTGCGGTTCCGCCTTCAGTTATTGCACCTGTTACATTCAAACCCCCTGTTACTCCTAAGTTTCCAGAAACCCCTACTCCAGTTGATATTGTATTGAGTTTTACAGTTCCGTCATAACAAAGCCTTGCTTCAGAATCTTTTGCTTGAAAAGACCATTTCCAGTTTTCATCTAATAATCCAAAACCGCTAGTGCTGAAATATAAAGCACCCTTGCGGGCAGTTGCATTAGCTCCTGTACCGTTATGTTGACTGTAAACAACTAGTCCACCGTGATTTTGAGAACTATTTGTGTTTATGTGCCAATAGTTTTGACTTGCACTATAAAAGTGATTCTGATTAGTTTCGTTGTAAAGACCTTCAGCTGAATGACTATTTCTAAGCCAACCGTTAGTGGATATTCCGTGTGCACCATTGGCATGTAAATCTCCAGTAATGTCTACACCAGTTGATTTGGTATTGAGTTTTTCAGAACCGTCATGGTATAACTGAGTTTCACCATTACCGTATATTCTTACAGCCCACTCACCAGCACTAGAAAGAAGTCCAAATCCAGTATCACTACCGTAAATATATCCTTTTAGTGAATCATCACCATCGTAAAATTTTATCCCACCTTCAGTAGAATTTCCATATTTAAATCGTAAGTATTTGTCGTCCCCGCCATCATAAAATCTAACATTGTCATTGAAATGTAATTGATTTACATAATCTATATTATTATTGTTCATATGAATATAACCACTCATACTCAATCTATAATGATCAGTTCTTGGAGATGTGTTGATACCCACATTTCCACTCATGTATGAAAGATTTAGTCCTGTAGTATTGTGTCCAAAATAATGAGACAATGTACTACTGGATGATGTTGTAGTGTCTTTATATATTCTAAAATATCCATCAGAATGATTATCATTTGCATCCAACCTTACTGATATATCGTGATAAGAGTTTATTGAGATGTCATCAGTAAAAGTTCCAGTTTGATCTGTTGACATTATTCCATGATTTGCTGCACTTGCCCAAGTATTGGTTGTATTTCTAAAAGCAATTGATGACACACCTTCTAAGTAAGATCCAGTACCTCCTTGCTCAATACGAAAGTTTCCAATATTAACACTTCCATCAGAATCTATTTTCATTCTATCAGCAGATTCATCAAAATCTCTAATAATAAGTTTCCCTACATCGGATCTGATACCGTAAGTCTTTCCGCTTGCATTTGTATCATCTAAAGCTATAGCAACTCCAACGCTAGCAGAATCTCCAGATAATGTTAATCTACTATTTGTTGATGTATTTGTTCCAATCCCGACATTTCCAGAAGAGTCAATATGAAATCTATTATACATAGTAACTGGATTACCGACAGTAGTTGTTTGACCTCCAGCACTCCAGTAATCAAGTTCATGACTAACCACTAAAGCACCTCTCCCGAAACCAGCATTATCAGCACTACTTACAAAGGTATCAACAGCACTTTGGGAAGATTCTACACAATACCCTAGCATAGGAGCTCCAGAAGAATACTGAGCACCAAAGTTTGCAGTATGGTCTCCTGCACTGCTATATTGAACTCTTAGAGCAGTTCCTCCACCTGTACTTGTATTGTTCCCTGCTCTTATAATACCATTAACGTCTAGTTCTGACTGAGGAGTTGCTGTTCCAATACCAAAGTCTCCATTCAAATTTGAAACTGGCATTAATGCCAAAGTGTTAGTATCACCATCCCAAATAAATGGAGTAGTTTGATTAAACTGAGGTGAAGGTATTGAAGCTAATTGAGAATCAGCAAAAGGCATTGAAGATACATCTTCATTTTCATGTAACCCTCTTATTCGAATATTTCCCCATTTTTGAGTTGCAGCAATCCAAACGTGTTCGTTAGAGTCTAAAGCAACTCTCATCATAGTCGGTTTTCCAGAAACATGACTCATTATAATTCTATCATGTTTCGTTAAAGCGACAGTTGAGGATGGGTTGTGACTACTTAAATAAAGGTGATAGATGGCTACATGACCAGCATTATCATCAGCATCTATTATTACCTCATAAACTCTGTTATAATCGTAAGTTATATCATTAGTTATTCTGTAGTACTTATAATCATATTGAGGGGAAGTTGATGAACTGTAATTTGTTGAACCCAAAGCGTGCCAGGATGATTGAATAGACCCTTCTGATTCAGTATTTGCTGACCAGTGGACTCCATTCCATTTCCAAATTTTACCGTTATGAGTGTGTGTATCGTTTACGTTTGGACTTGCTGGAAAATTTATAGCTGCCATATCCCTCTCCTCTTTTTTATTTTTTTATTATTCTACTGGTTCTTCTGAAGCAGGTTCCTCAGTTTCAGGAAGTATTGGATTATTAGATTCTAATTTTTCTAGATATTCATCAACAACTTCCTGAGTTTGAATTAATTCACAAATTGACTGAACCTTTTCACTTTCTTCTGAATAATCATCTCCTGGTGAGATAACTTTTCTGTGATAATTTTCAGCAATAGGTTCTCCGTCTTTTAGGATTACTGTTTTGGATCTAACTTGAACATGACCTGATTCAAGTACTTCAATTTTGTCTTCTATAGTTTTTTCTTCTAAACTCATTTTTACCCCTTTTAAGTATTATTTATATTATCATAATATATTTTTTAATTATTAGCTTACTCGGTATGTCATTGTTAACTTTACATTGCTAATACTAGCATTACTATTAAATCCGTAAAGATATATTTGGGTTGAAGAATCTCCCAAAAGTGCTGTTCCCGTTAGCCCATAAGTAGCTATAGCTCCGTTAGCAACTGAACCTGTTGTGCTTCCATTTACTGCGGTTGAAAAAGGTAAACCCTTGAAAACAATATATTTTGTTTTATCCGCAAAAGATATATTTGTACTTGAAGTTAAATAAAGAGATATTGTAACCAGATTACCAATTTTAGTGTATATTCCTGTGCTACCATTATCATTCCACGTTCCAGTATAAACACCAGTGTGAAGAATTGGTGTAAAAGTTCCCTCTTCATAATCATCCAAAAGTTGACTTGTACCAGTCCCTGCAGTAGCACTAAAATCAATCCCTTTCCCTGAAGTTCCTATTACTAAGTTGCCTGTTGAAATTTGAACATCTCCAGCTTGTTTAACAACCATTCTTGTAGTCATAGTTGCAGCAGTGTATTGAGTCGAATTAGGTGCTGTTGAAAAAGCAATATCTCCAGCAGCTGCACCACTAGAGTGATTCATATGAATTGCTGAAGTTCCTCCATCCCTCGAACGTCTTGTAGTGGTTACACCCCCAGAACCATCGGTTCCCCAATATTGATTAGATGCAAATAGGGTTATATCATTATTTGAAGCCAGTCGTATTGCAGAACCTCTAGCAGGAGGGGAGGTTGAATGATCTAAATGTGTCTCGCCCCCTGCAACGTTGAATTTACCACTCGGTGAAGTTGTCCCAATTCCAAATTTTCCGTCAGACAACATTCTCATTTTAGCAGTACCATTCACGCTAAAATCAATATATGAAGCAGAATCTAAAGTAATAGGATATCCAGAATCTAAATGCATTCCTAATGTATTTCTTGAATCATAATCAAGACCTAGTGAACCATAAATAGCAGTATCACTATCATATGTCCAATATACTTTTCCAGTAGTTCCAGCAGCTCCAGATTTTAGATATAGTGAGGCATTATTAGCATCTAACTGTAAATTCCCACCAACTTCTAATTTTGCGGCAGGGGATTGGCATGTATTTCCTATTCCAACATTTCCAGAAGTATCTATTGTTAAATGTTTTACAGTTGAAATTCCTGCAACATCATACCAAGTATTTGTTGTTTCAACATCTTGATGTACTATTTGAAATTTGTTATCAGCACTTGAAGCTCTATGAATTAAACTCCAATTTGATTGAACTCTTTCATTATCAGCATTTAAATATTGATCAACCGAACTCAAAGTGATTGAAGTTGCATAAGACCCGCTATTTGCACCTATTAATTGCATTCTTGCTTCTGAATCTTCTAATAGAAAAGTTGAGAAATTATCAACAACTTTATTAGAAGTCAAACTTGTATTACTTGGATTTGCAATATGAAGTCTTGGAGAAGTATGATCTCCGTTACCAGTGTTAGGGAGAGTGAAAGGTGTTGTTCCAATTCCTACTTTTCCAGTATTATAATAAATATCACTTCCAGAAGTTCCCCAAGGTGAACTTCCACCAGAAGAACTCCCTCCACCAGATATAGTAACCCATTGAGAAGTCCCATCAGCATCGGTGTAATATATTCTCAATTCACCATCATCAGAATCCCACCAAAAATCTCCATGTTCTGGGGAAGTTGGTGCAGTGTCCGAAATATATGATGAAGCACTTCCTCCTGATGTTAGTGATAACCATTCAGTACCATTATATCCAAAGAAGTCATTTGAGGTGTATTTTATTGTTCCAGCATTATTGTTTGCGGTTGATGCGAGTCTTATTGCTCCATTTACATCTAACTTTTCTTGAGGTACTGTTGTTCCAATACCGACATTTCCGCCCATGAGATACGAATCATCATTAGAATGTAATAAAATCTTTTGGTCAGTTGAGGTTGGATCATCATTAACGCTTATTTTCGCACCAGTAGCATCACCTTGAAAATGAATATAAGAAGAATTCGCATTAGCACCATTATTAATTTCTGTGTCGGTATTTTCAAATTGAAATCTATAAGCTGAAACTGTTTCATCGTTTTTAGTGGTAAAATAAGTTGTTGCATCATCTCTTCCAATACGTGTATATTCATTGGATCTTGAACCATATCTTGAAATATAAAGATGTTTAGTATTGGATGAAGTGTTTAGAATTAAATCTCCATTCCCAACATAAGAGTCTCCGAAGACTGTTAATTTTGATGTAGGACTTGTTGTTCCAATACCGACATTTCCGTCATTTTGTATCGTGACTAAATCATTGCTTATACTTTTGAAACGGAACCCACTACTTGATGTATCCCCAGCAGTATTTCTGAAAGTCGAATATCCAGAACTAAGATCAATATGAAGATTTGAACCTCCACCAGCAAATATAGCAGCAGAATCAGGTGCAGTTCCAATATCGACTCTCAATGAACCCCCATATACATGAAGTTTTTCTGAAGGTGAAGTTGTTCCAATACCGACATTTCCATCATTTTTTATTCGAAATCTCTCAGTCAAGCTTGTTCCAGAATTTCCACCATTAGTACTGATTGCGAAATGCGAACCATCAAAGAAGTGTAAGGAACCTCTCCTAATTGTAGGGTTTCCAAACTGTAAATAAGAACCAGCATTATTTGAGTCCACTAAAGTCAAAACTGCATGACTACTCGAAGCTTTTATATCAACATATCTTCCAGACCCTCCAAGATTATATGTGTCAGGTGAGGAAGTCCCGATTCCAAGATTTCCATCTGAATAAAATCTACTATGGAATAATTGGTTTCCTGTTCTAATATCAACATGTTCTCGCATATCTGAATCGGATACAAAGTCTATAGATTGATGTTCAGTATTATCAACCATCATTAGAAGTTTATATGTTGTATCTTTCCAATCTTCACTTGCTAATGTTTTTGTTCTAACAGTCTTCAAGTCTAACTTATGTCTTTGACCTTCAAATCTTGCTATTCTTCTACTGTCGCCTAAAGTTACACCAAGACTGTACGGATCATTTACTTCTAAATTTGCTACAGGGTTATTTGTTCCGATTCCGACATTTCCGTCAGAATCTATAACCATTTTAGCACTACCAGAACCATGAGGAGATCCATTTCCGTAGTTTAATGTGCTATGTTCTGTGTGAAACTCAATCTGGCCGTTAGTTCCTGATCCAGTTCCAATACCTGCTTTTAGTATTAGATTACTTCCATTAGTAGAATTTCCACCCTCATCAGTTCCCCGACTCGTCCATGCTCTTATAACACCATCATTAGTATGACTTCCGAGTTTTATATTTCCATAAACATCCAATTTTTCTTGGGGTGTTACTGTTCCGATACCAACATAACGAGAACCATTAATATTGATAGCACCCTCACTATCCTCATTAACTCCAATTCCACCTATTTTTAGAACATTTGTGTAAGGTGTTGTGGTAGTTCCATCAGCAGTTATCCACCATCGACTTTGATTATTTGATTGTAAAGTTATTGATGTGTTATTTGTTACATCATTTAATGACAATTTACCGTGAGGTGTTGTTGTCCCGATTCCGACATTCCCGTCAGGGTAGTTTATATCATTATTCGGTTCCTTCAACCATATATCAGAATCAGCAGTAAGGTTAGCTGAAGTTGATACTGTAACCCATTGTGTACTATCTCCATCAGCATAATAGACTCTAAGAGTACCGTCACTGGTATCCCACCAGAAGTCTCCTACAAGAGGACTAGTGGGTGCTGTTTCAGTCATATGAGTTCCGCCGATACTAGCAACTTGTGCGAATTCAGTCCAACTAGATCCGTTATACCCTTCCCAAGCACCGCTGTTATATCTTACAGCACCACTTTCAGTGCTAGTGCTACCACCAAAAACTACACCATTATTTGCGTTTATTGAACCTGAGAAATCTACATTTCCATCTTTATCTATAGATAATGGCGTTATTGATTCTGAACCGTCCCCTTTTTGGGATATTACTTGAAAACCGCCTCTATCTGTTCCATCTCCGTGAGTTATTATTCTGGTTGTATTAGAAATATAGTCTAGAACTCCTGATTGAGTATTGATTCCAGACCAAGTATTAGAAACCCTCAACGCACCATCTATGTGAACTTTATCTGAAGGTAATGCTATTCCAACACCTAACTTATCTGATAAAGTCGTCAACCCTGTTACATCTAGAGTTGATGATAATGTACTTGCTCCAGTAACGTCTAAAGTTCCTGCAATATCAGTATTACCTGATGCTGCAGTAATAACAACTTTATCTGTGTTTACTTTTAGATCACCTAGTACATCTAATGTCCCATCAAGGTCTGTATTATTCAAAACTTGTAAAGTAGAATCAAGGGTTGTCGCACCTGTTACATCTAGAGTTCCTGCAATATCAGTATTACCTGATGCTGCAGTAATAACAACTTTATCTGTGTTTACTTTTAGATCACCTGTTACATCTAATGTAGAAGAAAGTGTACTCGCACCTGTTACATCTAATGTAGAAGAAAGTGTACTCGCACCTGTTACATCTAATGTAGAAGAAAGTGTACTTGCTCCAGTAACATCTAGAGTTCCTGCAATATCTGTATTACCTGATGCTGCTGTAATAACAACTTTATCTGTGTTTACTTTTACATCACCTAAGACATCCAAAGTACCGTCTAAATCGGCATTGCCTGCAACGTTCAAAGTTGAATCGAGTGTAGTAGCACCAGTAACGTCTAAAGTTCCTGCAATATCCGTATTTCCAGACGATGCAGTAATAACTACCTTATCTGTATTTACTTTTAGATCACCTAGTACATCTAATGTCCCATCAAGGTCTGTATTATTCAAGACTTGTAAAGTAGAATCAAGAGTTGTTGCTCCTGTTACATCTAGAGTTCCAGCAATATCAGTATTTCCAGAACTAGCGGTTACAACGAACTTATCTGTATTTACTTTTAGATCACCAGCAACATCTAATGTAGAAGAAAGTGTACTCGCACCTGTTACATCTAGAGTTGATGATAATGTACTTGCCCCAGTAACTCCTAATGTAGAATCTAAAGTTGTTGCTCCTGTAACATCTAGAGTTCCAGCAATATCAGTATTTCCTGATGCTGCTGTAATAACTACCTTATCCGTGTTTACTTTTACATCACCTAAGACATCCAAGGTTCCTTCAATATCAGTATTTCCAGAACTAGCAGTTACAACGAACTTATCAACATAACTTCCACTTTCAATCGTTCTAACTTTCAGATCCGATTTCAAAGTTGTAGAATCTGTAACATCTAGAGTTGAGTGTAATGTGGTAGCTCCAGTAACTCCTAAAGTTGAAGAAAGTGTACTTTCTCCTGCAACGTTCAAAGTTGAATCGAGTGTAGTAGCACCTGTTACATCTAGAGTTCCAGCAATATCAGTATTTCCTGATGCTGCTGTAATAACAAACTTATCTGTATTTACTTTTACGTCACCAGATACATCTAGAGTTGATGATAATGTACTTGCCCCAGTAACTCCTAATGTAGAATCTAAAGTTGTTGCTCCTGTAACATCTAGAGTTCCAGCAATATCAGTATTTCCTGATGCTGCTGTTACAACAAACTTATCTGTATTTACTTTTACGTCACCAGCAATATCAGTATTTCCCGATGCTGCTGTTACAACAAACTTATCTGTATTTACTTTTACGTCACCAGATACATCTAGAGTTGATGATAATGTACTTGCTCCAGTAACATCTAAAGTAGATGATAATGTAGTAGTACCGTCAATTTCTAAAGTTCCATCACCTTTTATATTTCCAGCAACCTGTAAAGATTGTGTAGGAGTAGTTGTTCCAATACCAACTTTTCCATCACTCTTGAATATGATTGATGGAGTTGGAAGTGTAAATCCTGGATCATCTGGTAAAGTATTATAATCAAAGTCTGAGTTTTTGAAGAATCCTAAATCGGAAGTAGAGTTTACACCCATACCCCACATTTCAGTTTCAGCATCTGAATCAGAATCATCTGTTATTTGTTCAATACCTAAAGCAACTCCATAGTTTGAAGTTTTTGCTGCTATTCCAAAATGTTTGAATAATCTTTCCAACCATTTATCACCTTCTAACTGACCTACTTTCAAAGCATCAACGGATAGTGTTGTTGGCATATGAATCAATCCATCAGTATCAAAAACGATATCGGGATCTGTATTCTTATTACCTAGAATTATTTTTTCTAAATCATCAGTTGTAATTACCTTCAGATAGTAATTTTTTGTACCGTCCCCATCAGTTTGTAAAACTTGAAAAGGTATAAAGTCGTTATATGTCGGGTCAGTATCTAAAACTGAAGGTAGATTATCTTTCAAGTTAGCTATAAAAGTGCTTGTGGTTGAAGGTTCAGATAGTTCTAACAAAGAGATGGGAGTATCAGTTCCAATACCAACCTTTCCATCTTTATCAAGGATCAAATGTTTATTAGATGAAACTCCATAATTTATTCTAAAAGTTTCTGTTGCTTCATCCCATTGTATCGTTGATTTCAAACCGTTCAAATCTAAAGAGCGGTCATAGAATTGTAAATTTATTGAACTTGCTGTATCTTCATTAGATGGAGTTTCATCACTGAAAAGTTTTAGATATACGTTATTGTCAGATCTGAATAGAACTTGAGTGTCACCAGTATTAATAACTTCTGTGACCGAATTTACAACAAACTCAATCCCTCCATTATTCTTAATATTTCCTGATTCTAGAGTGTATTGTGATTGAACTTTAAGAACTCCGTCCTGACCTGCTTGAAAATCCCAAGAAACAACCGTTCCTGAAACCTCTTCGAAGTTTATAATTTGAATTACTTCATCCCCAACTATAAATTCACCCCCAAGAAAATCTTTGAACTGTTGAACTTCTACGTCTTCTCCAGTATTCGGGTCAGTTTCTACAACATAGTCAAAGTCTCTTGTTATACTTAATGTGAAAGTTTGTGTAGTTATATCTTTCACATCAAAAACGTAATTTAGTTTTGGGCCTCCAAAAGTTCCTATACCTACATTACCCCCACTTCTATATAAGTCTTTAAAGTCGGAAGTTATTTCCCAGGAGTTTTTAGAATCCACAACACCATCAACAATTAAATCATCATCTAGATGCCACCCTTTATTCAAAATATCGTTTGTCCAGTAAAATTGTTTTTTATTTTTGTGAATTTGGAAAACACTTGAAGGTAGAATAGTTGTAGCATCACCATCAAGAACTAATATATAAGAACCGTCCTGTAGAGGTTCATGTCTTTTTATTAGAAAATCAACCTTATTCAGTTTTATAAATTTTCTAGTTTGACCGACTTCATCTTGATAATTATAATCTTGCGGCCAGTTTGCTATTGCTCTCTCTAAAACTATTTCTGTTTCATCTTGACTCGTATCGTTTTTGTAAGTGAAATTTTCAGACCTAACATGATCATCTGCAAATACAACACCATCAGATTCAGTATAGATTTCATATTCTATCTTATTTACATCACCATCTAAAATGATTTTTGGGTTTGGAGGGTCATTATCACTATCTTTTTCATATCTCTTAATAGGGAATGCTAAATTTTGAGATTCATTACCTAAAAAAATCACTTTATTATTGAAGTAATTTTGTGGCCACATATTAGAAAGACCTAGATAATCAGTAAAAATATCAACATCAGAAGAGTTTTTTGTTGAATTCGAAGTTAATGATAAAGAAGTATCACTGAAAACGTTTCCAACAATATATAATTGACCGTCTATTAGAACCTTAGACCCTATAGTTACTTGAGATAAAAAGGAAGTTCCTGTACCTACAACATTTTTAGAATTTAAAAATAATGAAACAGTTCCTGACATTTTTCTAGATGTCAAAGAACCTAAACTCAATACAGTTTCTTTATTGACTGAATCATATGTAAACGTCTCAATAATACCATTAGCAAAAAAAGTTTTATAGTCGTTTAGTGTATCTGCATCATCTAAATTATAATTCCAGTTTGCACCAGCATTCACTTCAATACCAGAAACTAGTTGACCATCATAATGTGCTGGGTCATCTAGATTCCAATTCAAAGTTAAAACTCTATCGTTGATAACTAATTCTTTTGTATTTACAAAAGTTGTAGTACCTTTTACAGATAAATCACCACCGACTTTTAAATTGTTTTTGATAATGACATCATTCTCATTTGGATTTTCACCATAGGATATATTACCATAACTATCCGATATCCATTGACCTAATTGATAAGGTAATGTATTCCAAGAATTTACACCGTCACCGATCTTGAATTTATTAGTGTCTAATTCATATCCAATCTCACCTAAAAGTAATGTTGGATTTATATTCGACCAATTTATGGTGTTATCTCTTCTTATCTGTATTTTAGCTAGCATAGTAAGTCCTTTATAACTTATTTATTCGATATTTGTTGTTTAAGTTCGTCTATTTGTTTTTGCTGTTCCTTCACGGTTTCAACTAACAAAGCCACTATGTTTCCATAGGCAAGACTTTTAATTCCATCACTATTTTCAGAGACAACTTCTGGAAGAACTTTCTCAACTTCTTGAGCAATCAATCCAGCAGACCTTTTCTCTTCACCATTTTTATTAAAAGTGTATCCATTCAACTGTTTTACTTTTTCAATCGGATTCTCTATTATTTCTAAATTTTCTTTTATAGAGATATCAGAAGTTGATTCGATATCGCCAGATGCCTTTATTCCCCCAGAATAAGCTTCAATATCTCCAAAAAACAAATGACGCTGATCAAAATCGGCACCAGTTTCGTCGGAAGGATTTGGTAAAAATCTATAATTAAATATCCAATTATTCCCATCAAATGAATGTTGTTTGGAGTAAGAAGGTGAATGTAATGCAGTACTTCCTTGAAAAGACATTGAGTGTCTAAATTGCATTTTTCCAGAAGACCCTTGATAATCAGAGGAAACTTCGTGATAGTTATACCCTGTACTCTGTTTAAATGTTAAATTTATATAATCATTTTCTTGAAGTGTGTTATCGGTTACAGGATTCTTTGATATTGTGATAGTATTATCATTACTCAAATCACCAAATACCGAACTTCCATCGACTTCAAGTTTTTCCGAAGGTGATGTTGTTCCGATTCCAATTTTTCCAGAGGATATTATATTACCAGAGGATTTTATATTTCCACCAACTTCAAGTTTTTCGGAAGGTGTTGAAGTTCCAATTCCGACATTTCCGTCATTTCTTATTGTAACTAAATCATTACCCGTGCTTGAAGCTTTGAAACGGAATCCTTCATTTGATGTAGTACCAGAAGTGTTTCTGAAAGTTGTATATCCAGTATCAAGATCAATATGAAGATTTGAACCCCCTCCAGAAAATATAGCAGCAGAATCAGGTGTAGTTCCGATATCAACCCTGATCGAACCTCCATCGACATGAAGTTTTTCTGTTGGATTTGTCGTTCCAATACCAACTCTTCCAGATGAGGTTATTGTCATTCTAATTTCATCACTTGTAGAAAACTTTACCGATCCAGATTCTTTATTCCATATTGAAATATCTTCATTTAGACCTGAACCATAACCAAACCAACCTTTTTGACCGTCACCATTATTGTAAAACCCCATATATAATGGGCCGTTTGTTACTTGATCTGTAGTTTGGAGTTTAAGGATTTGGTCAGTTGCTGATTTTATATGTAACGGTGAAGAAGGTGTTGTTGTTCCGATACCTACATTTCCATCGCCCTTCACCACAAAAGGAAATTGAGGGGATGTTGTAGATTTCTTTTCACAAGCAAATATGTAACTATCAGAACTTGTTGTTTCAGAACAAACTACTTGTAATCCAGAACCAGTTGTATGAGTATTTTTAATTCTTGCGGCATATTGATTTCTAAAATCTTCAACATCCAGAATTCTTTGAGGGGAGATAGTCCCTATGCCAACATACCCATCTTTGTTTATGTCATTAACTTTATAGAACACACTTTCCGTGTCGTCATTTCTTTCCCAATCAGGTTTACCGATTGCAAACCAACCAGTAGAATTACCGTTAGCATCCGTCCAGTTTGTAGTTCCGTCATTACCTTCTAATAACCCTCTAGTCGCATTCCATCTTATACAACCAGCTAAATCAGGCTCGCCGTCATTTGAAATATATCCGAATTTTACAACTCCCCCAACTTCTAGATTCTGTTTAGGGTTTGTAACTCCTATTCCAACATTTCCATTATTAAGTATCCTAAGTCTTTCAATTGAATTAGTATCAAAGGTCAAAATAGAACCTCTAAGTTTTAAAGGAAGTTCAGTATTTGATGTGCGATTATAACTCAAAATACGATTAGTGTCTGGAGATGTGATGTGATCTAATTCTATAGTGTCATCACCTCTTGAAACTGAAAATCTTGCTTGTGGATTTGTTTCACCAACACCAACATTACCGCCAGATAATATGGTTAGATGTTCAGTATTACCATATGAATTAACACCTGTTCCATAAGTGAATGATAAACTGTGGCCTGTATTACTTCCTTGACTTCCAGTGTTACATTCGTGAACTATTCCGAATTTATGAATTAAACTCCCATCAACTTGACTATATCTACCAAGGCCGATAAAGTTTGCAACACTAGTATTATCATCAGCAGATAGAAGTTCTAAACCCCCATCTATTCCCGAAATTACTGCTGAAGTGCTTGAAGATATCGCAGTTGAGGCAGGTTCTGGTAGATTATCATGTCTAACATGTAATTTTTTTAGAGGATCTGAAGTATTGATTCCGACATTTCCATCACCCTTAATTACAAATCTTTCAGTTCCACTATCATCAACTGGGTTCGAAAGTGGATCATATGTTGGACTATTATTAACGCATCTAAAAATATTAACATTTGAATCAGTTGTATTACATCTTATTTGTAATCCGTTACCAGTTGTATTTTTATTTTCTATCGTTGCGGTATATCTTGTACTTACGAAATTTATAAATTGTGGGTTATCAGACCAAGTTTGTCCTGTGATTGGAGTGTCTTGTACAACATGTAATTTTGTAACTGGATCTTCTATACCAACACCAACATCCCACCAAGTTTGAGTTGCAAATATATCCGTTCCAGCAGCATCTGCAATCGGGTCACCGTTATTATCAGCTATACCGTATGTATCTTCTCTATTTACTCTCAACCAGTTATTTGTAGAATAGTCGATAGCATTTGTCGGATCAAAAGCTTGACCACTGAAAAGACTTATCCATTGAGTACCATTATGCCCCCAAAGTGTAGATCCAGCAAAAAGTATTGAACCTGAGGTATAAAATTGAGCTAAAGGTGGGGTGCTACTTTGAGATGTAAGAGCAATCGCCCCATCAACATGAAGTTTTTCTGTTGCATTAGATAAACCTATACCAACATTTCCATTACCCGAAATATGAATTGAATCTGTTGGAGCTCCTGGAAAAATCCTAAAAGGTGCAGTTGTTGCGTTCGGATCAGTCATATCATTGATCTGAAATCTATCGGAGGAACTTCCTCTATTAAAGATTGTCCATTTTTGATCTGAATTTTCTAATACTATTCCAGGATTACCTTCATTAACACCATCTGTCAATTTTTCTAAATGTAACAACTCATCAGGACTTTCAGTTCCAATTCCGACATTTCCACCTTCAAGAATTGTTAATCTGTTCTGCTCATTACCATCTGAGTCTGCTAAATTTATTTCAAAACCACACCCAGCATTAGCACCAAGTCTATTAATTCCGATATTTCCAGATACATTATCTGAATCAACATTTTGTGAAAACCTTAAAAGCGTTTTTGTGTTATCATCATTCGTTGAGTTTGTGAGTGTTGCAACGATTTCATTACTATCTGTTACGTGTAGTTTTGTATTCGGTGCTGTTGTTCCAATTCCGACATTTCCGCCTAAAAAGGAATAATTTCTGTCTACAGTAGCAGTATTATCAAATTCCAATCCAGTATTAGTATGTTTTATTGTATTATGATAACTGCTAGTAGAAGTTGAACTGAATACTATCCCATCAAGAGTTGATCCATATAAACTATCCCCAACACCCAAGTCACCTAAAACGGTTAATTTATGAGGAGTTGCATTAGTTCCAATACCGATTTTTCCAGAACTATTGATATTAATTGATCCTTGGGATGGTTCTGAGGTTCCCGTCCCCCCTATTCTTAGAGCATTTGTTGCTTCCGAGTCACCGTCAGCAGTTATCCACCATCGACTTTTATTTGATGTTTGTAAAGATAATGAAACATTTTCGGACGGTTCAAATAAAGATAATTTTGCGACAGGAATATTTGTTCCAATACCAACATTTCCGTCATCATGAACTCTAAATCTTTCAGTTCCATTTGTGTCTACAGTGAACTTCAATCCTTGAATTTTAATAGGGTGTTCAACGCCATCGGTTGTTCTATCGTAACTCAGTATCCTATTCCAAGCACCTCCAGCATAATTAATGTGAAAATCAATACCTTGATCCCCATCATAGACTGAAAAATGATGTTGAGGGTTTGAAGTTCCGATTCCGACATTTCCACCAGCATGGTTCAATATCAAATCTTCTGTACCCCCGCCAGCACCTATGTGTGCCTTATCTCCAGTAGCCCATAGTCGAAGGGTTCTTCCTCCAGTGCTGGAACTTCTTAATATAATACCGTCAGAACTTGTATCTCCATCAGTCATAACCTCTAATGATCCAACTGGACTTGTTGTTCCAATACCAACCTTTCCATCAGCATCTATTGTAATTCTATCAGAACCTCCTGTTGCTAAAGACAACTTTCCAGTATCTATTAGGTACATACCAGTATCACTATCGCTATTGAAATGATATGCAGGATTACCAACTGTACCAGAACCTGAACCGAATCTTGCTGAAGCTTTTACATTACCTATAACATCTAGTGAAACTTCAGGAGTCCTTTTCCCAATTCCAAGTTTCTTCATAATAAAAGAATTACTGGTTGGGTCTAATAAAATATTAGTTTCTATATCAGAAGTTCCATCTGTAAGTTCAAGTCTCAATCTTTTATCAGTAATAGTATCTGTAGCATCTTTATCAACAGTCCATAAAAAACCTCCAACTTTATCAACCTCGGAAGTTTTTACTAATAAAGGATCTGAAGTTACAGTATCTTCAACTACAATAGATAAAAAATCATCAGAATCTAACTTTCTTTCAACTCCAATATTAATTCTGTCAAAGAATCCATCTTCAGCTTCTACATCTCCTTGTATCTGAATAGCACCTTTTAGAACCCATTTAGCATTCTCCTCATCCCAATAGAACTGTCTTTTTGAATTATATATTTCAAAAGCAATAGGGTCATTTGTACTTTCAGAAATAAAAGCAGCATTACCCTCAACGGTTACAACAGGGTTGGAAAGACCTTCTGTTGGTTCTAGAATTTGTTTTATAACAAAGTTATGTTTTATTTCACCTTGCTGAAAAACAATAGTTTTTTCCCCAGAATAGTCTGTAGGCCAAATAACATCTTGTTGAGTTTCCGGAATAACATTTCCGTCTGGGTCAGATGAAGCGGGAATTGTTATGGTCAACTTATCTTGTAGATAGAAAGTCGTTTCATTTTTATCAGTATTATATAAAAATTCTTGTATGGTAGTTAAACCAGTAGCAAAAAGATTACTATCATCAGTTCCCAAATTAACTTCTAAACCAGAAATCAATTTAGAATCGTAATAATTAGGATTTTCTTCACTCCAGTTTAAAGTTATAACTTTGTCACCCATTGTGACTATTTCACTATTAACTGTAGTGGTGGTTCCTTTTATTACAAGATCACCGTCAACTGTTAGATTTTTTGATATATTCGCAAAACCAGTAACATTTAAATTTCTACCTACAGATATATCATCCCTAAAAATGGCTGAACCCTGTATTCTTAAAGTATTATCTGCATTATATAATAGATTTAGCCTCTTTACTATTTGATTTGTAGCGAGTCTCCATTGCTCGAATGTATTTCTATCTTCAACTAGTATTGGCATATGATTGGACATTGCGAACTCCCTCAGAATTTATTATTATTTTTCGATATTTATAAGGTCTATTTTTTCTTTTTGGTTGACCTTTTTCTTTTCTTAGGAACTTCCATGATTTGCTCCAACTCGTCTTCAACTTCTTCCAAGGAAACTTCTTCAACCACTTCCTCTTTCGGTTCTGGAATCGGTTCAGCAGTTTCTACTAAAATTTTGTGAAGACTTGCGCATTTTTCGGCAACTTGAAGACCGTGAGATTTTACAATAGTATCTAAAACTTGTATCAAATATTCGATTTCAGATTGTGAAAGTTTTAGTGAATAGATTGTTTCTTTTTCCATTTTATACTCCTTATAATGTAAAAAAAATTGGGAGTGGACACCCACTCCCAACTATTTATAAAACTAAAATTTATTGAACTACACTGAAGTATACAATTTCTAGTTTATCACCTTCTACCAAAAGACTACTTTGAAAATGTATCTTACTTGTAGAACTATCAAAATAGTACTCTCTAGTTGTATCGGTATCAACTTCTGTCGATGTTCCAAATCTAACTTTTTGACCATTCAAAAAAACGTCAGATAGTTCATCAAATTGATCTTCGGAAGCAACGGATAAAGATATTTCACCAGAAGAAGCTTCAGATGAAGTGACTGAATGATACACTACATTTTGTTGTACATTAACAAAAACATTACTTGTTCCATTATTATAAACCATTTGCATTTGCTTTGCTGCCAAATTTGAAAAACCACCACCAGAAACTTTAGAATCAACATATGCTTTTACAGACTGTTGCGTTGGAACTTTAGTTTCGGAATCGGAGTCCATATTATCTTCATCTACAAGAAAATCAATATTTGATAACTGAACTGAACTATCTCCGATAGTTACTGATATTGTTGGATCATTACTTCCAGAAAAAGTAGCTGAACCAGAAACATCACCAGAAAGTGTAAAAGTTACATCATTTTCATATGTAATATTACCCTCTATATCTGCAACCATTATAGCTTTTGAAGCATAACTAGTACCATCTAAAAAGTCTGTGAAATCTACAGTTGTTGCGGACGTTATATCCTCTGTAGTTGTGAATAGTTTAAATTTTCCAGAATCACTGGCATCTCTAACAAGACCTGCATACTTGTCAGAACCGTCATTATATAGACCGAAAAATCCTAAGTCTTTCGAATCTGCGTCATTAGATTTTCCAATTTGAATTAATGGATCCTCTACTAGTAAATTTGTTGTTTCAATATTTGTTGTTGTTCCGGAAACGGTCAAGTCACCTTCAACTGTTAAGTTTGAAGCTACTGTACCACTACCTTGTACTGTTAATGTTGAGCTGAAATTTCCAACTGAACCTGTTATATTAGCGAAAGTTACATTATCATCGGTGTGTAAATCGGCAATTCTTCTAATATCTTCACCCTGAAGTTCGGAAGGGGATGCTGAATCGGCATCATAATTAGAAGAAGCAGTTTCAGGTCTACCTAAAATTCGACCTGGAGATAAATCTTTCAAGTGTTCTAACTCGATAGATTTTAGTTTTATCTGAGTGTTACCTCTTAGTTTTAAGGCCATTTTTACTCCTCGAATCTCATAATCTATCATTACGATGGAATTCAAGTTTCAATATGTCTAATAATATATATAATACTTTTACCCAAAAAATGAAAAAAATATTATTTTTTATAAAAAAAGGAGTGGGTTTCCCCACTCCCGAATATTTAGATTAATATTCTAAAAATTAAGATTGCGCAACATATAGAATAACTTCAACGTTATCGCCTTCAACGATAAGACTGTTTGAGAAAGTTATTTCACCATCAGCAGAGAAATAGTAATCTTCATCAGAATCTAAAGTAGAATCAGACGAAAATCTCATTTTCTGACCGTTCAAGTATACTTGAGCCATATGATAAAAATTAGAATCGGAACTAGCACCTAAAGTAATTGAATTACCAGGAGATGCACCTATAGTATGGTTATCAATAACCATCTTAACGTTTACGTAATCGGAACCATCCCATAAAAGCATGTCTCCGCCTTCTTTAGTTGAAGATAAAGAAACGTCAGAAACGTCACCAATACTTGCTGCTGCGATTCTAGCATCAGCTCTTTCATTAGTATAATAAAGATTGGAGGAACCTTCAGTTAAATCATCAGTGTCATTACCAGTTAGGTAAAGGGACTTGGATGTTGCATTAACTAATACAGTTCCATCACTAGCCGCAACACTACCCGCTAAGTTACCAGCAAAGGAAGTTGAACTAACAGAAGTTAATCCAGCTAAAGTAGTGGAAGTTGAACCAAGATCAATCTCAGTATTACCAATAGTTACAGAACTGTTGGACAATTTAGCGTTAGCAATAGAACCAGCAAGCATAGCATTAGTAACACCTAAGTCCTTAATAGACAATTTATTGTTATCATCAAGTTCGATTGACGTGTTGTCAACCTTTGCGGAAAGATTCAAGTTACCAGAACTAGTCTTACTATCAACATATGCCTTAACAGACTCGGAAGTTGGTAAGGTAGTATCTGAAGCACTAGCCATTGAATCGTCATCTAAGAATGTAACACCAGTAATAGTACCGTCAGAGAAGGAAGAACCTTCAATAGCACCAAACTTAACATTTCCAACACTTCCACTGAAAACTTCACTAGTATTAGTTGCATCTTGAATGAAAGTAAATACTTCTTCGGAATCATCATAACCGAAGAAACCTAATTTAGCAGCAGAACCGTTATGCCATTTGAATTCGATACCTCTATCTAAATTGTCATCAGATGCAGCATCTCCATCTCCACCTAATGTGAAAATTGGATCGTCAACAGTAACAGTAGTGGAATTAACAGTAGTTGTAGTTCCGTTTACAGTCAAGTTACCAGTAACAACAGCAGAAGCTAAAGTAGCAACTCCAGTAGATTCAAGAGTTGTGAATTTACCAGTAGAATGAGAACTTGAACCAATAGCAGTTCCATCAATTGCACCGCCATCAATATCAACTGTTCCAGAAGATAAAGAGTTAATAGTTATTGAAGCTATGGTTCCACCTTCTACTTTATCTCCACTGATTTGATTATCAGCAAGAGTTAAAGCTCCAGAAGAAACATCCAAAGAACCAGCAGCAGTTAATGAAATAGATCCAGAAAGACTGTTAGAACCAGAATGAGTGTTATCACCAGAAAAAGTTAAATCTCCAGAAAACTCTTCACCACTATCAGATAAAGATAATTTTGACAAGTTAATTGCAGCATCATTATGAATTGAAGCATTCTTAATGCCTGTTAACTGGTCACCTCTAATTTGTAAAGCCATTTTTTTCTCCTTTTTTTAAAAAAATGTATTTTTTATTATATATTTCTCACTTCACCCTATTATATATAATTTCACCATAGTATAAGAGTCTATATTTTTTAAGATTTTATAAAATATTTTATTTCTATTTGATCATTATTTTTTATTAGTCCACTACTGAAGTTTATCCTAGTCCCAGATTGAGAAATCCAGTAGTCATTGTTCGAACCGTTATCGGAAGAATATCTAAACCTTTGACCATTTATATAAAGTGTAGATAAACTTTCAAATTCACTATCAATAGCAGTACTGATTGTCACATAGTTCGAACTTTCATCGGAAGAATTCACTGAAATATTGTCTATTACATACTTCACTTTGATAAATTCAAAGACTCCAGATGAAACTTCAGAAACCATTTTCACATCTTTAACTTCCAAGTCTGAAAACCCACCAGTTGAAATTGAACTATCGACATACGCTTTTACAGATTGTTGTGTTGGAACTTTAGTTTCAGAATCAGAACTCATATTATCTTCATCTACAAGAAAATCTATATTTGTGTATTGTATTGAATCGTCTTGAAAGGTAGATGAGATGTTTACGTTAGAAGAACCGTCAAATGTTGCCGATCCACCTAAATCACCACTCAGAGTGAACGTTCTATTAGTTGAGAAGGTTATATCACCTTCAATATCAGCAACCAATTTACCTACACTATATTGATAACCAGAAATATGCGTGTAGTTTGGAGTTACTGTCGTACTAGAAGACAAATCTTCACCAGTATCAAACAACTTAAATTTACCATCACTAGCGTCTCGAAATAATCCAGAAAATTTCTCTGAAGGTAGGATAAGCTCCGTTTCATTCCCAGTTGCGACATCAATTTCGTATATTTTTACATCAGCGATATAAATCGAACCACCACCAACCCAAGGGTTACTTCCTGTGATAGTTCCATTACCAACTTTAATGGATATGTTAAATCCATCAGAAAGGTCAGATGATGGAGTTATTGTATTTGAGCTCATAGTATGATAATCGTCGCTTTGTCTACGACTCCAAGCTCCAACATTATATGTTCCAGGAATTGATCCAACATATACTTTCTTATTATCTTCAGCATCTGCTCTCGTGCGGAAAGTTGGAGTTACCGATCTATCCCAGAAAGAGAGTTCGCAATATACCCCTGAATGAGCATATCCAACCATGATTTCTACATCAAATTTATAAGATTTATCGCCTGAGGTGTCAACGGAAAATTCTATATCTTGATATACCATTGCCCCCATAGCAATTTCCCCAGAATTTCCAGATATAGTACGAAGGTGTAAATCTTTAGGGGAGGATCTCCATTCAACGTAATACCTTGAAGAATGTCCTATTGAAATATCAATCCAATCATCAGATGATATATCATAATCGAAATCAGCATTTGAAATAATACTAGATCCACTATCTGTTGATTTGTAACTACCTACTAAACCAATATCTAATAAGTTTGAAGAGTTACCCTTTGAAAGATATATCATTGGGTCATCTATTGTTAGATTAGTTGTATCTATATTAGTTTTATCACCTTTTACTACAAGGTTTCCACTAATAGCCAAATCAGACTTGAATACTACACTACCATCAGCGTCTAAGGATGCGAAAACTCCCTGATTACCATTTATTTCGGAAAACTGAACGTTATCAGTTGTTGTTAATCCTGCTATAGACCTTATATCTTGAGATGATATTAGAGAAGGAGTTCCGTCCCCATCACTACCTAATATTTTCCCAGAGTCTATATCTTCAAGGTTTTCCAGTGCTATGGAAGAGTGTTTTATCTGATTACCTTTTATTTTCAAAGGCATTTTCTACTCCCTGAGTTTCCATGTTCTAACATTATATGAAGTTCTCAAGTTTCAAAAGTTTTTCGTATTCTATACTTATATATAACACTTTTTCACGTTTTTGAAAAAAAAGTTTAACTTTTTATGTAAACAACCCTAACTTTATCACCAACGCCCACATTTAGGTTTGAAATATTTATTCTTCTAGAAGTTGTAAAACTGTATAACGGGTAATAATTCACAACACCATTTATCTGAACTTCAGAAATATCGTAATAGTTACTGTCAGCTGAGAAGGATAAATCTATATATCCATTATCTAAATCTTCTTGAACTATATCAAAAACATCTGATTGCATACTATCAAAGGAAGCTGAGGATCCGACAGTTGAAGGATTTATAAACTCAAATTTCTTAAAAGTGTCATTATATGAAAGGGTGTATCCGTTACTTAGATTTGTTTTATCAACATCATCCATATCTAAAATGTTTACCGCACCACCACCAGTAGCAGAGGATATAAAAGACATTCTAGTTACTTGTTGATTGATATGATTTCTAAACTCAGAAAAATCGTTCACCATCTTATTCAATTGAGATTGATACCCTTCTTTAGTCTTTTGGAGCAAATCTTCATACTTGTTTTCCATATCGGCAAGTTGTTGTTCAACTTCATCTTTGTATGAAACTTCAATCTCAGGTTCTGGTTCAATGTATTCTGGAGCATCAACTTCCACAATCTTGTAGAAATGATTCTCTTTGATTACACTCGTAGTTTCTTCAACATTAGGTTCTAGGGATTCTTTAGCCTCTTCCAATACAGAAACTTCTGGTTCATTGAGGACTACACTCTCCCTCTCTTCCCTTGTAACTATCTTTCGACTATTGAGGTCTTTCCTTAGATTCTCAATAATGTTGTAATCATATTCTGGTTGTTTTTTGATTTGGAAATGTTCTTCGAAAACTAAATCATCAATCTTTTTAGACCTATCAATACAGGTTTCAAAATTATGAATATTGAAATATTTTCGGAAATCGCAATCATATACAAAGTTTGATTCATTTAATGAAACTCTGAATGGGAAAGGTTTCTCAACTTCAACAATCACTTCTTCTTCAACCACTTCTTCAGTTTTCTCTAGAACTATTTCTGGTTCTACAATAACCTTCTTCTGAGGTTTTAGATTCTGTAAAGTTGAAAAATCTAAACTAGAACTAATAACTCCAAAGAACTTTTCAAAGTCTTCGTTGAAATCTTTCGGTTGATTACTCTCACAGAAAATGTTGAAAGTTTGAATTCCAAAAAACTTTCTAAAGTCTGAATCATAGACATTTGAACTCTCATCTAAAGATACACCGAAGGGTATATGTTTTTCTGGAGCAAACTGTTCTTGAAAGAAAATATCAATATTAGGTCTTTCTTTTACAAGTTCAACAGAAAAGTTCTGTATATCAAAAACTGCTCTGAAAGAATTGTCAATACCCTCTTTCAAAACTATTGATTCAGAATCTATATCAAGTTCAAAGTTCATTATTATTCATCTTCCACTTCAGAAAACTTTTCTAAAAGTTGTGATACAGTTTTAGTGTTCATGTTATTAGCTTCCGCAAAGTTGGAAACAATATCATTATCATCTAAAACAATTTGCTCATTCGAATCTGGTCTGTTCGGTTGAGGTTGAGGTGAGGGTCTTTGTTGAGAGTTTGAAGTTGGAGGTTTTAGTTCAGCACCAGCATTACCAAAATCGTCAGGTGTGATTTCCCCATCGTCTTGTTCTTTGTCAATCTCTTTCTTCATTGCAGCAATCTCAGCATCACTAAACTTGAATACATTATTATACATCCATCTGCGAGATAGATATTCACCAACATATGATTCCGCTTCAGTTGCTAAAGCAAATCTTTCCCTCAACAGTTCCATACTCTTTAGTTCAGAAAAATAAGAGTTGTTAGAATAGACAAACTCAATCCTATCTTTATTCTCATCCCATTCTTCCTTAGTCATCACACCTTTCATAATCAGTTGTGTGGATAAAAGGTCATAGAATATTTCTGAGAATCTTCTTCTCAATCTATCAACAAACTTAGCAAACTTCACTTCATCTCTGGTTATTTCACCAGATCTTCCCATATTGAAAGCAGTTTCTTGTTCTAATCTAGAAGTCGGGATGTTCAAAGACTTGTAAAGTTTCTTTTTGAAATATTCAACATCTTCCATTTCACCAAGGTTTTGACCTGCAGGTAAAGTTTCAATTGATGTTCCTGTTTTTCCTTCTCTTCTTGGTAACCAATAATCTTCAGTCATAGTCGTGAATTTCCGATCATCACGAACTTCACCTGTTGATGAATCATATACCAATTTATTCCTAAACCTTCTCATGATATCTTGAAGATATTGTTCTGCTTTTGTTCTTGGGAGATTACCCACATCAATATAAAACACTCGTCTTTCAGGTGCTCTAGAGATGCGATATATCACAACACTATCTTCTAGCATTAGAAGTTGATTCAAAGTCTTCATTGCTTTGTGCAGGTGCGAGAGGACTTGTTCCTTTTCACTATCAAACAACCCAGAATGAGCATAGGCAATATTATCAACAGGTATTTTGATACTGGTTGTAACATTACCCTTCATTGAGGTATATCCTGGATGATAGTTTGATTGTTTGTTGTAAATGTAATACTCTTTGACTCCTGTGATATATTCAACACCAGTCTTTTGATCTGTCTTTTTTGTAATCTCTTTCACTTTTTTTATGTTGAGTGAATCTAATCTTTTGACTGAATGTAAACCTTTCTTTTTATCTTTGTGAGGGACTTTTTGATAGAATATTCTTCCGTCAATATACCAAGATTTGAACATCTCAAATCCCTTTCCTCTAAACTCTAAAATATCTAAAACATTTGAGAACTCTTCGGCAACCTTCTTTTGAATCCCTTTAGACCACTCAGTCCTTTGTAGATCAACCTTTACAGTATCTTCCCTATCATCTGCAACAATAGAGTCAACAATAATATCATTTATTGCTTCATCAACTTCTGGTTGAAAAGCCATATTTCTATATTTTTTTATCAAGTCTTTTTCATCTTGAAAGGAACTATCGTAGTTTAGAGTTGTGCCAGAAGTAAAAAATACACCAGCACCGTCCTTATCTTGAGATACTTCAACAATCTTAGAACCGTCATCATTCGGTTCGTTCAGGATAGGTGCAACTGGTTTTTCGTCTGTTTTCAAAAAACCAAATAAATCGAATTCATAACCTAGAAACTTGGGCATTACATTCTCCAATATATAAAAAAAGAGTTCCACTATTATTTAGTAGAACCCTTCTTTATAGTTATAACAAAATATTACTGATTTTCACCTTTTGGATAATCTATTCCAGATGCTTCCCACCAGTCAACTGAGAAAGTTACATCAAAACTTTGAATCTCGTCAACAGACCAATCCAAAGCAATAGCAGCTAAATCTGTAGGAAAAATACCTTTGAAAGTATATGTCCTAAGGATAGAACCGTCTTTTGATAACTGTTCGATTGTACCATCACTCTTATAATCTCCCATTGATACAGCTTGACTGTTATCAATGTGACCGTTCATAAGATTCATCCATCTTTCTAAGTCATTACGAATAAGAAAGTCCTCATCATTAATGATAGTCAACGTCCAATCTGGAAAAGCTGGTCTTGTTCCAGCAACTTTTATCTTCCTACCCATGTAATCAACCTCTATAGGGTCAATTGTGGACTGTGGAATACCAGAAGAAGCTTTACACATAAATTGTAATTTCTCACTGGAATTTTCCCCTTGTAATCCTGAAGGATAAGCAAAAGATGCTCTGAAGAGGGCAGAACGAGCGCCTCCGCCAACCAATTGTGATTTAATGTTTTGTATTGAATAACCCATTATTCTACTCCTCTATTTTAGATAGAACCTACAACTTCACTAAACTCAACATCTGTTCTAACTGCAACAAAATTAAGTTCTATGAAGTTTATACTTCTAGCTGGTTTTATGTATATGTCACCGACAAATCTATTTTGATCAATAACTTGTCCATTGTTATTAGTGTCATCGCAAACAACTAAGAAATCGCTAATACCTTGTCTTCCTTGAACATCTTCCAAGAAAGGAATAACAGTACTCTTGAATCTTTCTCTTGTGTATGAAGTGTTATTTTCAAACAAGAAGGATCGAGCAGTTCTTGAAATAGTCTTTCTCAATACGATGAAAAGTCTTCTAACATTAATCCTGTCAAAAGCAGAAGGTCTTAGTAACATAGTTCTATCACCATATAATATTGCACCTTCACCAGGAAATGTAGTGATTGAATTTACCCCTAAAGGATAAAGAACGTCCCTTTCAGCTTTTGTAGATTTCCAAGCAAGTTTGATAACATTCTTCAAACTTCGACCTCCTGGACTAACCCAAGCAGCTCTTTCTGCATCATTCTCGGACATCAACCCAGCAGTATCACCGTTACAAGGAACCCATCGGTTTACGTTGTTATATTTATCAAATTGGTATTTCCAGTTATCATCCATAACCATGAAACTACCTTTTAAGTCTCTCAAACTTCCAACATTAAGTTCTTTTTCTCTATAATCTTTGATTAGGGTCATAGGATCTGATTTACCTACACAATGCTCTCTTAGAGGTGAAATAACGCCTAAACAATCTTGTCTTGTTGAAACAATTGAAAAAATGTGATTTACAACCGCTTTACTAGCATCAGCAGAAATTAGAAAAGAGATGTCTACAGCTTCCTCATCTACAAATAAATCATATGCAAGATTCAGATCTCCGTCAGATACTGCAAGATCCCCACCGACTCCGCCAGATAGTAAAATCTCATAGGAAAGTAAAGCTTGAGTGGAATTATAATCCTCAACCCCATCACCAGCAGGAGTTTTCTCCGTGCCGATTATATCATCATGAGCATGAGCAGTTCCGTCAGCTTCAGTATAAGTTTCTCCAGCAGTAAGAGTTACAGTCATACCATCGGGCATATTGTAACTATCCCCTACTTTGTATAACACAGCTTCAGGTTTGGTATCACCTAGAGATATTCCTAAAAGAATGTCATTAATGTCTTGACCAGAAACCATTGATGCTTTACCAGAATCGGAATCAAATTTTACCCATTCTGAAGTAATACCACCAAAAGATGCTTTTGGGTCATCTAAAATGTAAATATATTCGGAACCTTCATTAACACGTTTTTTATAATAGTTAGTTGTTCCGTCTTTTCTTACAGCATCACCAAATTTAGAAACATATTCAAATTTTTCTAAAACAGTTCCTTTTTGACCTGAAAATAATCCACCTTCATCAATTACTGCAATGTGAAGTTCATCTATATCAGGTTCACTTAGAAAGTTTGAACTATAACTTGAACTTCCCCATGTCGATTTATCAACAAGAACAACTTTCAAACTATTTCCGATTACTCCAGCATATCTTGCAGCAAACAAACCTTCATTTGCGACAACTGACTTCTCATCAAATATTTCTTTATTCTTAATCAGTACTGAAGTTCCTCCACTAGTTGAATTTCTGAAACTATCTCCTACAGCTCTAGTAGCATATAATGCTCCAGAATATGATAAAAAGTTTTTAGCAGAAAACCATCTGGCAAAGTTAATGTCATTCGGTTTTCCATATACATCTACCAAATCAGTCTCATCTGATAATAAAACTAATTTATCTGCTGGGCCCCATTGAGCGTTTAGAACAATTCCACCTTCTGTGGATGCAACAGCAGGGGTTGCTGTTGTCAAGTCTATTTCTCTCGATATAACACCTGGACTTAATAGTGATGCCATATTTTTCTCCTTTTTTTTTAAAACAAAATAAAAAACTATTTTCTATTCGAGTATATTTATAAAATAGTATTTTTTCAACGAACGACGAACCAAACAGTTCCTTCAGAATCTGTAAAAGTCTCTTCCTCTTCTCCATTTACGACAAATCCAGGAGGTAAAGTGGATTCCATTATCTCTTGTTCTCTCTCTTTTTCTAACTTTTTTCTAAT